TCCGATATTGACGATCAAGTTGATGACTTCGCAAGGAAGTACGCAAGCTCTTTTGTGAAGAAAACGAAAGCCATGAAAGATAGACAAAAATTAAGAGAGTTAAAATCTATTTGCCATGATGCAATTAAGCTAACAAATGACATTGAGCAAGCTCAAGCGAAAGTAGAAACAATACTAAAAACCAAAGCGCCTTTTATTTTGGAACACTACGCCCCAAATATTAATTTATTGGAAGCGCCAAAAAAAGAAGAAGAACAGTTATAAGAAAAATGAAAGGGGGGATTTATTTCCCCCCTTTTTTTTATTTAAGAAATATTTCCCTCGTCGTCGTATAAATCCCAAGTCAGACCCAAGCTTACATCATAAAGGGGAGTTTGATCCCAACCACCAAGATTATAAATGATTGGTTTTATTTCTTCCGTTTCTAAATCGTCGTTGGGGTCTTTCCAAAAAACTTTGCCACTTAATAATTGAAAACGGGGGCTAGGTTCTTTTGGAAAATGTTTACTTTGTAGACTATTAAATTTTTCTATTTGAGTAAGTGTAAGCCAAGGCATGCGCCAACCATTCCACCGATCAAATGGTTTATGCCACCCTTTGACATAATCACCTTGCCAACATTCAAAGCCAAATTTTCCCGCTTCCATGAGTTGCGGTACTTCATCAGTGAAAACAAAGTCACCCGCACGCATTTTATTAAAAAAGTAGTCATCAAGTTTTATTGTAGTTTGAAAACCACCGCCCAAGGGGTAAATTTTTAAATATTTAAAAGCAATATTTAATTCAGATAATTTAAAATATTGATTATCTCTTTTAAAATATTTCTTGTTAAACTTTTCGAATATATCTTGAGGTATGCTCATTTTTATTCTTCCTTTCTTTTTTCTTTTTTTGTTCTTTTATTCGTTTCATTTCGTCCTTTACTTCTTCTTTTGAGTAAAACGAGTTAATATAAAAAGCCATTTTTTTACTTCCTTTCGTAAATTATTTAGTTGACTATATCCTATATTAACCCATAATCAAGACATAAATTAAAAGAAAGGTAAGTAAGATGCAATTAATAAGATTAGGCAAAACTTCCAAAATGAGGGGTTTTTCCTTTGGCTTGGATGCTCGTAACTGTGTGACGGGTTCTAAGTTAAGAAAAATAAAAGGCTCGGTTTGTTCTAAGTGTTACGCATTAAAAGGAAATTTTAATTTTCCTAGCGTTATAAAAGGCAAAGCCACCAATTTAAATCATTTAGAAAGCGATTATTTTGTTTATGTAATGACTTATCAATTACAAAATGAAAAATATTTTAGATGGTTAGATAGTGGAGATTTGCCCCATATGGAGGCATTAAAGAAAATTGTCACCATTGCGGAGAATACACCCCATACAAAACATTGGCTACCCACTAGGGAAATAAAACTTATTCAAGAATATTTAAGAAATAATAAGTTCCCAAATAATTTGGTGGTTCGTGTTTCGGGGACCATGATCGACGGACAACCGCCCAAGGGTTTCCCAAATACTTCCACCGTTCACAAAGACAAAGATCCAATTGGCTTTGATTGTGTGTCAAGACATCAAGGCAATCAATGTTTGAATTGTGTGGCTTGTTGGGATAAAGAAATTAAAAATATAAGTTATAAGGCGCATTAAAATGACTTGTGATATTTGTGATAGAAAAAACTATTATTGGTGTATCGAATGTAGTTGGAACCGAAGGCATAAAAACATGCAATGGCTTACAAAAATTTATGATCCATGGAGGGAAAAAAATAATTTTGAAAAAGGTTGTGCGGAAGAACTTTATATAAAATTATTAGATGATCCCGAAAAATTTAAGCCCCAATTAAAATGGCTTAAAAAATTTATTCGCATTTGGGAAATTGCGGAACATGGAAAATATGTATACTAAATATGAGGCCCTGGAGAAAATAAAATGAATAGTACCGAGCGCAAGCACAGGCAGAACCTAGACTCCGTCCACAAGCTCATCCAAGACGCACGCAGGCGCATGCTCAAGCATGAGCCAGGGACAAGGGCCCAGGAACAAGCTTGGATCAGACTCAAGCACTTGATAGTAATGCGGGACCAGGGACAGGCCTGGATCCCGAAATTTTAAATTTGACATTTTGGGATTTTTCATATTTAATTGACCTATATTATCCTATATGGATATTCGCTCTTTAAAATCGAAAGGAAGAAAAAATGAAGAAAGAAGCAAAGACTATCGTTCACGTTAACCAACACATGATCAAGTACAACAAGAAGTACCACACCAGTTTTCCGGTGTTGACGGTCAAGCATCGAGGCAAAACCTACTACGGTCACGAGGTGAACTACCACGGATCATCGACGACCAGGTATCAACCAAGTAGGCCTCTAAGTTGCGGGGCGGTCTGTTGGGTCGAGACTCAGGGAGATGTTACCGTCTTCGACTGGACTGCGGTGAGCAAGCAAACCCACCCCATGATCACGGGCGAGCGCAAGACCATGCGCCGGCTTGGATCCAAGTCCTGGGCAGACTCAGAAACTTCTGAGCTAGTCAAAAACTCGGACGAACGGTTCGATACGGAACTTAGCACTGCGATCGACCACGAGATGGCCAAGAACCCAAGCGAGTGGAAGCAGAACGAAGACACTCGATACCAGGAGGACCCTGAGAATTGGGTAGACTAAAATTCAAGAGCCTCGGAGAAATCCGGGGCTTTTTTCATGCGTATAAAAAATTGAATAATTATTCAGGAACAGGAACAAGCACACGCTCAAGCGCAGGCTCAAGCTCAAGCGTCCATGGTTGGTGGACCGTGAACAAGGGTTCAACCTCCCTGAAATTGACTGAAAGCTCACGAGCCACGGCCCCCGGCCAAAAATAAATCGCCCTCTCTTCGACCCCCTTTGCCATAATAAAATTATCCTGGCATAGAGAATAACGCTTTAAATTCCATGAAATTTGAAATGGTGATAGATCGAGTTTGTTAACCTTTGTTAATTTAAGTTCACACCAAAAAGAAATATTCTTGTTATATTTTTTAGATATAAAAACTCCTAGTAAATCTGGTATTCCAGGTGTTCCGTAAGTTTCAATTCTCGTCCAAAATATATTCGGAGTTATTGACTTAACATTCTTCCAAAAGGTGGACTCCCTTCCTCGCTTTAACGAAGGCGGATGTCCTTTTTGTTTTCTGTCTTTTGATGATTGTTTCTCTTTTTTCAACAACACGAATTTCCTCTCCCTCAACAATGCAGAGTCTAACACCAAGCTCTTTTTGGTACGGGTTGAGTTTTGTGCCCCCTCCACCTGCCGACTTGCCATTTACTTTTCTTGTTCCTTTAGATGTTTTAATATCAAGATAGTGAGCTCTTCCGTTTTTTGGATTAACAACAATGATATCGATCGGGCCTTGCTCACATACATTAGTGAACACATAATATCCTTCTTCAAGGAACTTGTTGATCGCTTTGTTTTGACTGATCGTCGCTTTGTACTGCCTCGGATCCATTATTCTCCAAATCAGTAGGGGTATATTCTATAATAACTTCTTTTTTCATTTTTGAAAGCATTTCTGTCACTTCTTCTAAAGATAGACCGTCAATACTTTTATCTCTAACCTTTTCTTTTTTCTCATAATATCCCGCAGCTTTACCTCTACTAATTTCCGCAGCTAATGCAGTTTTCAAATCGGGTTTCATATCAAATTCATTAATGTCTTTACTACTAGGATTTTCAGCACGAAGACCAATCTCATGTAGTCTTCTCATATGGGTAGCCGGAGAGATTTTATATTTATTCCAAAGGTCTTCTTGTAAAGAACGAATATAAGCATGTACTTTAGGGTATTCTTTGTGGCTTTGTAATTGAGAAGCTATTTGTCTAGCAGTTTTAGGTGAGTATCCCGCCATAATTGCACATTCCGTAGCAGTCTTCCTATTTTCTTGAGCAACAAGATGATGAGCAAACTCTATTTGTTTGGGAGTTAGCTCGTCCCTCATTTCCGCAAGTTCCTTTGTCAGGACAATATCATCACCTGGACTTCTAAACTTCATAGTTATTTTCTATAAAGAACATTTCTATTAAAATCAATTCAAAAACTTAACAAATATTGAAAAGGTTGCTCCCCTATAGGGTTTGGAAGAACACTTTGTTCTTCGGAAGAACGGTTGGAAGAACCTTTTTTTTGGACTAACCTACTGATTCTACTAACTAAACTTACTTTGGAAGAACGGAAGAACGGATTTTGAAAGTTTTTTTATTTTTTTTTTTATTTTGTATGAATGGTTCTTCTATAGTAAATTACTATCCGTGGTCAATGGTCCGTGAGCCCTTATCCTTTCCGGCTCGCAATCCCTCCTTCTATATTTGTTAATTGGCTATTGACCACCAAACAAAAACAATATATTCTCCCATATAGAAATGGATATAACAGTCAAAGTTAAGACGAGGCAAGGAGAATTCAAATCCCACAGTTTTATCGGGGATAAAAAAGAAATCCTACCTAAAATACAAGAGTACATCAAAGATAATAAGCATCATTATATCGACGTATTCTTTGGTAGCGTGGAAGACTCTCAACAAGTCACGTACGACGAACTGTTTAATCCCTAAGAAAGGACAAAGAAATGACAACACTACTCGAAGACTTACAAGACTTAGTCTATCAATACGAAAGTAAAAAGATTACCAGGAAGACGTTAATCGAATTACTAGGAAATATCGTAAAGTATGAGGAAAAGAAAATAAAATCAAAAGCAAAAAAACGTTTTTGGTTAGATGAATTTTTTCCAGAAAGAGAGGAAGTATGAACTACACATACGATCACCTAGCAAAAAAGTTACTCAACCAACACGCCTGGATACGAGTACCCTGGTATATACCCTTACGAGATACACACCCACCCCAACAAAACTATGGGACAGATTTAATTAGTAAAATCAATGAGTTAGAAGAAAGGCTAAAAAATAAATGACGGAGAAAGAATTTTACAAATTTAAAACGAAGACAATAGAGCTTTTTTTAAACAAATGTCTTAAGCTTGATCTGATGAAGAGAAGACCAAATTCCAATAAAAATTTAAACAATTTGGCTTCTATTTTTGATGAAGTAATAGAGATATCTTTTGA